ATTCACAGTCACGCCACCTTGCCCGGTTTTGTTCATCTGGGCAAGATTCTGCACACCGATATTCTGCACCGCTTCTCTACGCATAATAAACTCACCAGCCTGTGCCATGATGGGTACATTGTCCTGACCTTGCACCATGCCGCCCTGTGCAAAGCGTTGGATGCCATTGTCTTTCACCAGACCACCGGTGTGGCCTGTCGGAATACTTCCTATTGCAGTAAAAATGCTTCCCACTGCACCTACTGGAGTACCAGCACCCAAGACCATCATCAGACTGCCCATGATCTTAATCATCTCTTGCGTTTTTTGCATCGTGTTCATTTCTTCATTAGAAAGATTTCTCATTGCACCAGCGACTATATTAATAGTCCCGGCGAGTTGGTTAGCAACTATGATTTGTTGTTTTTGGGCGTCAGTCGTCTCGATTGTCATACCCGCCATTTTCATAGCAGCGAGTTCCATTCTTGCTATTTTGTCATCCATGAGTTGATTATTATCTGCGATGATTGCATTCTCCATTTCCTGTAATTCAAGCCCGACAGCAATTCTTGCTTGGCGTACATCTTCTGCATGTGCTTCTTTATCGAATGTATCAAGTAATTTTTTTCGTTCTTCAACTAATTCTGCAATACGTTGTTTTATTAATTCCAGTTTGGCAATATAAGTCTCAGAACCGACATTCATTGTATCTTGTATAACGGTTTGATCATTGATAGCATCGGTAAAATCTTGCATCGGACCTTGGATCAATGTGAATCCGTTTTCCATATTGTCAAGACTGACAGCATTATCGTCAGTCATAATTTTAAAAGTTTTGAATTCTTCTTTCGCCTTTGGAGGAATAAACTTAATAGATGCAATGTCACCCATCTCTGCCATGTCTTTTTTATTGACACCCATCTGCTCTTCCATCTCTTTCATCATTCGAGTCAATTCATCAATGTCTTTCATACCACGCAGTTTGGCTCCGAACACATCCAAACCATCACCAAATAGATTAATCGTTTCTCGGCCTTCTCTGGCAAATTGTATCCATTCTCTCATCGAGTCAGCCATGGCTCCCATTTCTATAGCACTTGCTGTGAGTGCTGGTAGGAAAATATCGCCAATTTCTGCGGCAAGACGAGTCATGGAATCGCCCATGTTACTCATTGCACCAGTAAAGGTTTTTGCGAGACGTTCCGTAGAGCCAGCAATACCAGTGCTTGGATCAGTAAAAGTCTCTTCCATCGCACGCCTGAATTGTGGCAATGTTAAGTTGGTGAGATCTTCAATGCCTTTGAAGTCACGAATGATATTCAATACACCTTTAGTCCTAAAAATATCAGCCTCACCCGCCCCACCGGCATAGGCTCGACCAAACGCATTTGCAGCTTCGGTAGCAGTGGTTCCCATATATGCGGCAAGGTCTGTGATGGGACCTAATAATGCTTCAGCATCAGCACCGAATGCTTTTAATTGCGCTCCGGCATTGACTACATCATCCAGTGTGAATGGAGTTTTGGCTGCAACTGCATTAAATTTCTGGAACGCACGTTCAGCATCTAACACACCACCCATTAAACCAACTAATCTGACTTTGACATCTTGAAATTTTGATGCGGATTGAACAAATACTGATGTTGTTTTCGCTGCTGCGCCTAATGCAAAAGTATAAAGTAAAATACTGTTTCTTAAAGAACCAATACTCCTCATAAATCCTTGAGTTTTACCACGCATTCTACCAGTGGTTTTCTCGTATGATTTACTGGAAGTATCCAGCTTACCCATGTCACGATTCGCCTTGGCGAATCCTTTGGTACGGACCTCAATAATAAACTTTTTATCAGCCATGATTCTTTTTCACTTCTTCGTTAGAAATTGCATTCATCTCTTCATCTATTGCCGAAAAGATGACTAAACGCTCATAGTCAGCTTCATCTATGGTTCTGGCAATGGGTATATTGAAGCGTTTCATGCTCATATACTCCTCCATGGCGAAACTCGTCTCTGCCGTGCAGAAGTATGATGAGTCGGCGCATAACACTAGATTGTAATAAAGATTCGTTCCTGGTGTGAATTTGCGCTCTTTATCTTCATCCAGGATGCGATCCACTTCATTCCATAACTCATCTTCAGTGTATGTGATGGTTTTCTTTAAAGTAGGCGATTTAGCCTTGTATGGGAACACCAGATTGCGGGATGGTTGTGCTTTGGAAAACATCCAGGTGGCAATCCGATGTGAAACTACTTTTTTTTAGATGGTTCTTTGTACTCGTTGTACGCTTGCATCAGCACTTCATCAATCGCATTATCGTCCAACTTGCCAAGCTGTGCTTCGGGATCAGAGAAACCATAGTTCAATACCCAATCCAGAACATCAAAGAATCGTGGTGTGTCTATCGCACCATCAGTTCCTACTGCTCTGACTTCAAGCTTATGGAGATCTCGTCTCGCCTTAAATGTAATATCCGTGACATCAAATGTGCCATGGTCTGTTTTGACTTTCATATCCTACTCGCATTAAAATGAGCAGTCCTACGATATGGTGAAAATTATTAAGCTGTTGTTGCTATCGATACTACCGCGTTTGATGTATTACCGGAATCATAAGTGCATCTAAATGGAATTACTTGTTTCCAGCCATCTGTATCAAAATTAATACTAGATTCATCTACGAATACTTTTGAAGCAGAAATATGAAATACTCCTGTATCTAATTCTAACGCCATGCCGCTAGTGTTATCAATTGCGGCAGCAGATTCATCGTCACGTTTGCATGTCAATGATCCTGTAACTTCATATCCACCGATGGAATATCCAGCCGGATTGAATCCATTGTCCTGGTCGAAACCAACACGATTCACTTCTCTAGCGATATTCAATTCAAAATTATATAGAACGAGATCTTCGCCATCTAAAGTCTGAGCAGTGGTCATGTCATGCATATTAAACATTGTTGTTTGTGCTGCAAGCAGAGTATGAGTTCCACCAGTGAAAGTCAATGCTCCTTGTGTTGGCTCATATCCAGTAACAAATGTGGCAGTACCCATGACTACACCGCCATTGGATGCTACATCACCAGATAAAGTAAATGAAGTACACATACAGGAAGTGAAATACATATCTGTATTTAAACCAGCATGAGCAGCGTTTTCAAACCAAATTGTCACTGGCGTAATGTTTGCTACTCCATGTTTGACATGGCTTTGTATTTCAGATGGCATTGAACCAAGTAATATATTGGGTGTGGTCCCATCTCCAAACAATGCCAGACAGATTCTATCAATAGCCTGTGCAGTGGCATGAAATGTTAAAGTAATCTCATGCATACGATCATGCCTTTGCCATTTGACCATATCATCGCTCTGTGTCATACCACCAATTCCACTTCTGAATGGAGCTATACCTAACGAATGCTTATTGGATTCTGAAAATGAGTATTCAGTGACCGGCATCTCTAGTGTTACACCAGCAGCAACTGTTGCTGTACCTGGCGTAACTTCAGTGCCAATCACAACACTTGAATTTGCACTGGTTTGAAAAACTGAACTTTTTGCCATTATTTAACCTCTTTAGCTTTTATTTCTGTAAGACAATCTTTAATTTTTTTATTTAACGGTAATAACGATTTTGGTATCTCTACTTCCATTCCGGCTTTAAGCCAAAGATGAGTAGATGCACTGCCTAGTGCTAGGAAATTATCTGAATTGGATAACTTGCTATATTCCGGTTTTGCTTTGCATTTCATTATACTAACTCCATAGTTGCGCATGTGAAAGACATATTACTTCGTAAGATACTTTGATCTTCTTCATCTCTTTCATAAACAATATTTTCTACAATACCATTATAAAATTTTGTTGTTCCTGAAACAATATAGTTTCTATTATTGTATAGCAATCTTTTCATTCTTTCTGTTATTGCTGAAACTTGTTTCATACTATTCTTTGTGTAATTTCCCGCAGATTGCAACTGATACTCAATAGACACTGTGTAATGCCTAATTTGACCAGATGTTAATGAA